TTGTGTAGAGTCCATTTATGATGATACAAACGATGTATTTGAGTGGCCAGAGTGGACTGAGTATGATTACGACATACCTGACTTTGAAAGATATGACCATGTAACAATATGTTGGTTTATAGGAGATAAATTATGGAATAATACAAAACCAACAGTACAAATGCTAGGAAGATATCAACCTTGGCATGAAGGACATCAAGCATTGCTAGATAGAGCATTAGAAAAAACAGGACAAGTAGAGCTAATGGTAAGAGATATGCCATTAGATGACAATAATCCATATACAGCAGGACAAGTCATACATAACTTAGAATATAAATTAGCAAGTTATGCTGGCAGAGTAAAATTAAGTAAAGTTTCTAATATAGTAAATATTACATATGGTAGAGATGTAGGGTATAAAATAGAACAAGAACATTTTGACCAAGATATAGAGGATATAAGTGCAACAAAAATTAGACAAAAATTGTTTACCGATTAACTTTGATTTAGATACAGAGTATCTATACAATGAAGCATTAAAAAGACCTAGAAAAGTCTTTTACTATCCTAAAATAGGTAAAGTAGAGGGGTATCATTATGCTCCTTTTGAGCCTCAGTGGTTAAAAGAATATATACAAAGAAATTTTAATATTAGAGGTAGATTTAATATGAAGTTTGTATTTCTCACTCCTGGTAATAAAGTATTAAATTGGCATGTAGATAAAGGCACAAAGTGTGCAATAAACTGGGTAATAAATAAACCCCTGACTGATGCCGTATTAGAGTATAGAGATAGTAAGCATATATACAAAGCTGCTATAGTAAATACAGAAAAAGAACATAGAGTAACAAAATTAGAATTTGAAAGAATATTATTTAAAGTATCATGTTTTGACATGACATATGAGGAATTATGCACAAGATACAATACCCAATTTATATCATCAGTGAAGAACCCGAAGAAATAGATGGGTTACTCCTTATTGGAGACCAAGTGGTAGATGATAAAAATATGCCAGGAAAGACACTAGGCATGAGAAGGCTACAGACTCCGATGAAGAGTAAGTACCCTTTGCGTTATCAATTAGATGACGAAGTCGCTATGATGAAGCATAGAGGCAAACATTTTATAGATAGTAATGGAGTTTACTGGTATGACGAGAAAACGACAACGACAGCACTTAAATACCATAAGATACGAAAAGTGGAGAAAAAGGATATTGCAACAGTTCTTTGGTTCAAAGATGTCCCCTTTCCATTTATCGAAGCCCGTCCACCGCAGGACGGCATGGGTTGGGCAGGTATTCTATACAAAAAAGGAATACCTTGGAAAATATGGGAATATTGCGAAGAAAAAAAGAAGGATACATGGAGAAAAATTTAAGAGATTGGTATAAGGCGTTATCATGGCGGTTAATAGCTATGGGTATTACTGCGATAATAGCGTTACTTGTAACGGGAAGTTATGAACTAGCAGCAGGTATTGCTGTAGCAGACAGTATTGTCAAGATATTGGCATATGTCTATCACGAGAGGTTATGGAGATGGTTGACACACAAAAGTTAAGACAAAAGTTAGAAACAAATATAGTACTAATACGATTTCAGAGTTTGAAATCTGGTAAAGAATATGAAAGAGAGTATACTTTATGTGAAAAGTATATGGATATTCCTAATCATATTAGAAATCAAACGGGAGATAAATTACTATGCTATGATGTAGAGTTTCAGAAATGGGAAGATTTACAAGAAGATACAATAATTAAGTTTACAGTAGTAGAATAATGTGCGGATTTGTAGTAACAACTGATATAAATAATACTGAGCTTATGTTAAGCAAACAAGCTTTTCGAGGCCCAGATGCGCAGTCGTTTTACAAAGACAAATATATAGGTATGGGACATGCTTTACTAGACATAAATGGTGAAAGACAAGTACAACCCTATAAAACCAAAAATGGAAACTATATTGTTTTTAATGGAGAAATGTATGATACAACAATAGCTAATGATACAGAGTATTTAGCAAATGGGTTAGAAACATATGGAGTAGACTTTCTAGTACATAATGATTGGCACGGCTCTTTGGTTTGGTACAAACCTAAACAAAAAGAAGTATTTATGGTTAGAGACCATTTTGGAGCAAAACCTTTATGGCATTATCAAAAAGGCTCAGAGTTTACTATTACTACTAGTTTAAGAAGTATAATAAATGGAGAGCCAGACAACACTCATGAAATGATGTATAGAATAAACTCCCTATTAGAAGGAGATGAGTGTCATATAAAAAATGTAAGAAAGGTTGCTCCAGGAGAGTATCATACTATAAATTTAGAGAAAAAGACAATAGTCACAGGTAATTTATGGAACGGTTTTTTAGTAGAGAAACGACCTTTTGATATAGAAGTATTTAAAGAAAAGCTAATAGAAAGTATTAGTAAAATAGCAAAAACAAAACAAAAATGCGGATTATTTCTAAGTGGAGGATTGGATAGCACAATGGTGCTGTCTATTGTAAAAGATTTAGGATTAGACCTTACAGTTTATATCTGTGGGTATGATGATACAAAAGGTTTATATTGGAATCATAACGCTTTTAGAACAGAATCAAAACTAGCTGTAAAAACTTGTAAGATGTGGAAAGTGCCATACAAAGTAATAACATTACAACAGGAACTTATGTATCATTATGATAGAGAGTGGCTAAATCATACTAGATATCCTTGGTCAGATAGAAATAGAAGATGTCCTAGATATATGTTAGCAAAGTTTGCTGCAAAAGATGGTTGTAAAGTAATATTTACAGGCGATAGTGCAGATGAAATAGTGACTGGATATCTTCATCATGGTAAGTTTTGGGAAGAGGGGTATAAGAAAAATAAAATAAAAAGATACCAAGAATATAAATGGTATCCAAAAATAAGACATGGTAATGATGCTTGGAATGATTTATTACTAGGAGATTTACTGATAACATCAGAACAAAATGTATTAGCAACTGACCAGACCTGTGGAATGTTTGGAATGGAATCTAGACCCTGTTTTCTTGGTCAAAACTTTGTAAAATGGTGCTACCAACATGATGGATTTTTTAAATTTAAACAACACCCAGAATGGAACACAGGCACTTACAAGTATTTATTAAGAGAAGTTATGGCAGATTATATTCCTGAACATATAAGAAACAAAAAGAAAAAAGTAGGTTGGAGTAGTCCGTGGGACAATAATCACGATAGAACAGTAAAATTAGCAAGAATGTTAGATTGGCAATATCTACACTCATTATTATGAAAGCAGTATTAAGTAACAGAATATATTTATCCGCTAATAAGGAGTTGATGAATCGTTTGGAAAGAGAATTGACATATACAATTGCTCCCCGAATACCTAGTGACCCACCTATCGTATTCAAAACATTTAGATATGTTAGAGAGGGTTTATGTTCCGTGCCTATGGGAAGAGAAGATTTAATCCCATCAGATTACGAAATAGTAGATAAACGAGTGGTAAATGAAATTGAACACCCTGAGTTTGCGTATGAATTACGACCTTCCCAGCAGATGGCGTATGACGAAGTATATGACAATAGTATAATTAACGCATGGGTAAGTTGGGGAAAGACAATAACGGCTTTAGCTATAGCTGCGAAGTTGGGTCAGAAAACCCTAGTGGTAACCCATACAACTAACCTACGAAATCAGTGGGAAAAAGAGGTTAAAAAGTCCTTTGGATATACGGCAGGGAGAATAGGTAGTGGAATGTTCAATATTGATGCTCCTATCTGCGTGGGGAATATTCAGACTTTATACCGTCGCATGGACGTTCTTAAAAAAGAGTTTGGGACACTTATACTTGACGAAATGCATCATGTTAGTAGTCCAACCTTTACTCGTATTATAGATGAAATGCCGTGCAGATATAAGATAGGACTTACTGGAACACTCGAAAGAAAAGACGGAAGACATGTTGTTTTTCGTGATTATTTCGGTAATAATGTAATAAAACCGCCAAAAGAAAATTATCTAGTTCCAAAGATTGATATTCTCAAAACAGAGATTAGGTTTCTAGATGGCGCTTATATTCCGTGGGCAGAACGAATCAATCACTTGACAATGGACGCGGAGTATGTACATGGCGTTAGTGCAACGGCAGCTAGATACGCAGCGCTGGGGCATAAAGTATTAGTCGTGTCAGATAGAGTACACTTTCTAAAAAGTTGTGCAAAACTATGTGGCGATAAGGCAGTATCAATTACAGGGGATATGGATTTTGCCGAAAGAGAAAGAACAATGCAAATGATAAAAGATAATAAAAATATACTTTTTGGAACACAAGCAATTTTCTCTGAAGGTATTTCTCTCAATGAGTTGAGTTGTTTAATACTGGCAACCCCAGTAAATAATGAACCACTACTTACACAGCTTATTGGAAGAGTAATAAGAAAAATAGAAGGAAAGAAACAACCAGTAGTAGTTGACTTTCACTTAAAAGGTAAAACAGCAGCCCGTCAAGCAAATGCTAGAATGGGTTACTACATGAAACAAGGATACGAGGTAAATGTATTATGAATGAAAAAACAATAACATTAGATATGGAGAAGATACAAAAGATAAAACTCTTTATAGCAACTCCAATGTATGGAGGTCAATGCTATGGCATGTATACAAAATCTTTATTAGACACAGCAAATCTTTTCTCAGAGAATGGTATTATGCACCAAGTATATTATCTATTTAATGAATCACTGGTTACAAGAGCAAGAAACTATTGTGTCAATGCGTTTCTAAAATCAGAGTGTACACACTTGATGTTTATAGATAGTGATGTCAGTTGGAAAGCGATGGATTTATTATATATGCTACATCTGATGGCTACAAGAGAAGATATTAGAATGTTCTGTGGATTATACCCTAAGAAGTGTATAGCATGGGAAAAAGTATTACATGCGGCTAAGTCAGGAATGTATGACCAACACCCTGTACATTTAGAAAAAGTAGCAGGAGATTTAGTAATGAATCCAGACCCAGAGGCATATCCAGATGGAATTGCTCCAGTATTTGAACCTATACAAGTAAAAGAAGGTGCAACAGGATTTATGATAATAGAAAGGTCAGTATTTGAGGAGTACCAAGACGCACACCCTGAATATATGTATAGACCTGACCACATTAGAGAAGGTGAGTTTAAAGCAGGAGAACAAATATGTGCTTTCTTCGATACACTAATTAACGAAGAAAATAGATACTTATCAGAAGATTATATGTTCTCAGAAAATTGCAGAAAACTTGGAATTAAAATCTGGGCGTTGCCACATATTGAGCTAATGCATTCAGGTAGTTATATCTATCAAGGTAAGATTGTAGATATGGCAAATGTTGGCGTTCATGCTACATTAGACCCTGAACATGCACAAAAAATCTTAGATGGCAAGACAGCCAAGAGCGGTAAAAAATAGTTCTTGACATGAGTTCAAAAATTTGTTATAATATATTACTATATGACTGGAATAAGATTATGCAAGTAAGCAAAGGAAATGTCAATGATATAATTACAATCCTTAGAATTATTACTTACAGACTTACTCCAAAGAATTATTATGATAAGACTTTTAAGTTTTATAAACACAAGTTCGGTGGAAAGTCATATCTGTTAAATGCGAAACAGTTACTTGAAACAGGACGCACATTTAGTGATAAAGAGGTTGCAGAGTATGCAGGTGTCGCTTCTTTTCGCAACTATCACAACTATGTGAATACCAAAGACACCACATTAGGACTTCTGGAATGTCCAATTTCAGAAGATATTTTAAAAAATAACAGACTGCTCGATATTAGAGATGGACGCATACACTTTATGTTCGAGGAGACAGAAGGAGAATAAAAATGGCAATTGGATTCAACCAAACCAAGGGCTCAGCCCAAAAAGAAAAAATCGAAACTTATAATTATGCTGGTAAAGAAGACCATCACCTAAGAATGGTGGGCGACTTATTACCAAGATATGTCTATTGGCTTAAAGGTGAGAACGGTAAAAACATTCCTATGGAGTGCTTATCTTTCGACAGAAACACTGAAACTTTCAATAACAAAGAGCCAGACCATGTAAGAGAATTTTATCCTGACCTAAAATGCGGTTGGTCATACGCTATCCAGTGTATAGACTACGGTGATAAGTCAGTTAAAGTTCTTAATCTAAAAAGAAAACTGTTCGACCAAATAGTAGTAGCTATGGAAGAATTAGGAGACCCAACAGACCCAGTAACAGGATACGACATCTTCTTTAAGAGAAAGAAGACTGGACCTCAAGTGTTCAATGTTGAGTATCAATTAC